GTCAAATACACTATGGGATTTTGTTAATAGTGTTAATGATTGGGATTCTAACAGTTGGGATCAAACATTGTTTGATCAAACTGTTAATATTGAATTAACAAATATATTATTAGCTCTTAAAAATAATATTTTTGTTGGTAATTTAAAAGTTAACTGGAATTTATTATTTTTTAAATCTGTTAAGTATGCTTTAACAGAACAGAAATTATTAGACTGGGCGTTTAAAACATCATTTATCAGTGTTACAAATAGTGCCGGTTCATTAACACAACCTCCTGTTTATAAATTACAAGACAGTAGTTCTTACGAAAGTTATATTAAAGAAGTTAAACCTTACCATACACAAATAAGAACATTCACGGATAGTTACTCTAATTTAGATAATACCAATTCTCATGTAACAGATTTTGATTTACCTCCTGCTCCAGTTGGCAATGGATTTATTCCTATTGAAATTACTACAAACTTACCTAACACAAATACTTTAACAAATGTGTATCCTTGGTTAGATTGGACTGACAATTATACATATAATATTGGAAGTATTGGAGTAACATACAGTGGAGAAAATTATATATATCCGCCAACTATAGAAATTATATCTGCAAACGGGGATAGTGGAACTGGTGCTACAGCTGAAGCTTATATTTCATCTGGAAAACTTAGCCAGGTATTAGTTACAAGCACTGGAACAGGATATACTCAAACTCCAACAGTTGTATTAAATTCTATTGCCAATGTATTAACTTTATTACAACCTGTTGATACAGGATCTGATGTGTTCTTTGTTAACACTCTTTCAAATTGTTTAGTAGGTTATGTAATTGACAGTGAAGATTATTCAACTGTGCTACCTAACACAACAATTATTGAACTTGGATATGATTATGCTAGCCAACATGAATATTATATAAGATTATCGGCACCTGTTATAGATATTCTAAATTCTGGAACTTCTGTTATTGTACATAATTATTATTCTAATTTTGTTTCTGGAAGAGCTTATGCTCAATTAACAAACAACAAAGTTAGAAACAATTTAGTAGAACTAAAATTTGATAGAACTTCTGGAGCTGTAAATGCTTCTAACAGAACAGTTGAAGATTCATTTATATGCGATGGCAATACAACTGAATTTGTATTAACTTGGTTAGCTCAAGCAGATCAATTACAAATTAATATTACATTAAATGGCAATTATGTACTGAGTGGTGATTATACTGTAGTCTATTATGAACAGTTAACAAATGGATATATGAAAAAATACAGTAAAATTGTGTTTTTAAATTATGTTCCCGAGTCTGGAAAAATTTTACATATTCAGTATATCAAGAGTATTGAATTATTCAATGCGGCTGAACGTTTAGCAAATATTATGCCATCTACAGATATAACTGATGTAATGACAGGATTAGAATATCCTGGATCTCAGTTAGAAGGTTTACCTTTTACCTATAGTACCATATGGGATGATAGTTGGAATGTTGACGACAGAGTAGGTAATGTAACTCAAGCATCTTCATATGATATAAATCCTTGGGCAACTGGAGTTGACAATTATAGTTTATCAACATTAGCGCAAACAGCATCTACTGGTACAAATACATTTTATATTTCAACAACAACTGGAATAAGTGTTGGACAGATAATCAATGTTATTAGCACAACTTCCAATGTTTGGAATACACCCATTGATGTACAGAGTACAACAACTGGAGTTTATATTAATTCTGTAGCAGTTATATCCACAACTACAACTCAGATTACTGTTAATACCACAAGTAACCAAACAATATTATCAGGATCTATGGTTGAATTTTGGACTAGGGATCAATATGCTGGTGTAGATACAGCAGTAATTGGTGGTACATTTAGTAATGCTATTAGTATAGGTGCCTTGGGTGTCAATCCAAGCGATGTGATATTATCTGGTGATATGTTCCCTGTACCTGAAAATGGTTATGCTCCCGAAGAAATGATTCCGGGTCATATTGTTGATAGCCTGGCAATTAATGTTTATACAAAATCCTTATCTGGTGCTCCGTTGGTATATTCAAATTATTTTAATATAACTGCTGGTAATAATCCAACATCTATTACATTACCAGACTTTGTAGAAATAACATCAATCGCAAGTATTTCAGTTGTGTTTGAAAATAATATTCTTGATTATGTAGACGGAATTCCAAATAGTTTTCAATTCACAGTAGATCAAACAACCGTAACCAATGTTTTAATTATTGGACCTCAATCTAATACTGGTATTGGCGGTTATACAATCGTTGGCATCGGTGGAGCTCAATCTGGAAATCAAGCAGGTGTTTTAGATAGTGCGACATTGGTAGTAGCCCCTGGCACAACTGATGCTGAATTAATGAGTTTTTATGATATTCAAACAGTTCATACAGCCACTGTTTATGTTAACGGAGTATCTATTCCGATGACAAGCCAATCGGGTGTAACAGGATTTACATTAGGCCCTAGTAGTCAATATAATGATAGAGCATCTGTGTTCCTTCATGATGTTGATCCAAATGGTGTAAGAGTTGTGGCATGGTTCTTTGGAACAGAATATCAATATTTTAATGAAATAAATGAACAAGATTTTTTATATTCTGATGGAACAGATGAACAACAATTCGAGGGCGTTAATAATACCTTACAAAATTTTAGAACATTTGTGGTAAAATATCCACCAGGCAATGTAGGACCTGAAGCACCACAAGCAATTGTTGAACTTGATATAGATGGATCAGGAATTTATCAAATTTTAAGACCTCCTGTGGTAAGTTATTATAATGTTACTAATAATATCATTAGAGAATATTTAATTGACAATACTAGAGTAACACCCTTGGGTAATTTTAATTTAACCAATGTTAGAGTTTATGTTAATGGAAAATCTTTATTACCAGGATTTGATTTCATTGTAAATGATCCTGGAATTCAACCAGATTATCCTACTATCACCCGTAGTCCTACAGTTATTATTTCTCCTGGATTAATTAAAAATGGCGATGTATTGGCAGTACTAGGAAAACCTGTAGATACATCTTTGTATGATTATGATATACAAGGAAATCAATTATCTATTGTTAGTGGTGTACTACAATCCAACTCTGTAATTAAGGTTATTACCTATACCAATCATGATAATATGTTCATGAGGGTTGATTCTTTTGTTGGACAACCAGATAGACGATATAAAGTTAGTCGACCTGTATTATCAGACAATTATATCTGGGTATTGTGGAAAAAATCTGTAAATTATGGTTTTATACCTTTAGTTAATAAAGTTGATTACACATTATTAGACGATGGTGTAACAATACAATTAAGTGATTCAATTTATATATCTTCAAACGACTCGTTGGAAATAAGAAGCATTGGTAGCCAGCAATTGGCATTAACTACACTTGGCTATAGAATTTTTAATGATATATTTGATAGAACTCATTTTAAACGATTGAGCGCTAAAAATACAACTCGATTAACGCAACCATTAAGTTTTACTGATACAGTAATACATGTAGCTGATGCCACAAAATTAAGTCCGCCAAATATAGACGAAAAAATTCCAGGAGTTGTATTAATTGACGGAGAACGTATTGAATATTATAAAGTTTATTATTCAAACGGTTCTTATATACTAAGTCAGTTGCGTAGGGCAACATTAGGAACAAGTCCAAAATTTTATTCTGATGTGAATACAAGTGTTATTGATCAAGGATTTGAACAAACAATTCCTTACAGTGAAAATGTTAACGTACAAAACACGTTTACAAATCATGCACAATCAACTTATTCTATAAGTACATCATCTCAAATGTTGACAGTACCTTTTACTACATCTACAGTAATTAATGATGGAATAGTATTAACTACTAGCACGTTGGCAACAAATCCGTTTATTAATGTAATGCCAGCATTAGGTACTATTGATCAAATAGAAGTATATTATGGTGGAAAACTACTAAGAAAAACAGGAATATTAGTTCAAGATACTACGTTATCGTATGATAATTTTGAAGTAACTTCTTACCTAACTACATCAAGTGTATCAACATTGCCAGTTAATTCTCCAATTGGAACAGCATATCTAGTAACAGCAACCAATCAAATTTGGGTACAAACAAATTCTAAAGAAGTTAGTGCTATCAATGGATTTATATATAAAGGATTAAATTATTTGCCACCAGATTATACACTTACAATTACTAATTTTGTACAACAATTAACTTTGAATACCAATACGGTATACATAGAGGATAATGTTCGCTTAACTATTGTACAAAAACAGTTTTCTACGTTAACAAGTTGGAACGATGTAGTAAATAGTAATGAAACATTATCTTTGTTGAATAGTACATCTGCTCAAGCAAGATTCTTACAAAATAGCCCGGCACAGTTGCCAGACAATTACTATTACGGCGGCGACCCTGTATTAGAAGATGGAAGTGGCATACCATTATCAGATAGTAATAGCACACCGCTAGAAGGAATATAAAATGACACAAGTAAGTCAATTACCATTATTAGAAAATGCATCAGATCAAACATATTTCATAGTTGTTGATAATAAATTATCTAAACGATTATCAGTTGGATCTTTTGCTCAACAATTTTTAGTAGGTCCTATCGGTCCAAGTGGTCCAACTGGAGCTCAAGGTGTCCAAGGAGTTAGCGGTCCAGGCGGTGTTCCTGGACCACAAGGTCCGAGCGGTGCTCATGGTATACAAGGTCCACAAGGCCCAAGTGGACTGCCGAGTAATATAAGTGGTCCTCCTGGACATAGCGGTCCAAGTGGATCTCCGGGTCCTCAAGGTCCTTCAGGATCTCCGAGTTTTACTCCAGGTCCTCCTGGACCAAGCGGTCCTTCTGGACCAAGCGGTCCTATAAGTAATATTAGTGGTCCAAGCGGATCTTTTGGACCAAGCGGGCCAAGTGGTGTTCGTGGACCAAGTGGTCCAAGCGGTCCTGCTGGAGGCCCTATTGGTCCAAGCGGTCCAAGCGGTCCAAGCGGTTCATCGAGTAATATATCTGGACCAAGTGGACCAAGTGGTCCGATGAGCGATATTAGCGGTCCAAGCGGTCCAAGCGGTCCTGCTGGCGTAAGTGGTCCAAGCGGTGCTCCAAGCAATATATCTGGTCCTGCTGGTCCAAGCGGTCCAACTGGAGCTCAAGGATACACTGGTCCAAGCGGTCCACAGGGTGCTACTGGAAATCAAGGACCGAGTGGACCTAGTGGAAGTCAAGGTATTCAAGGTCCTATTGGCAACCAAGGTCCAAGTGGTCCAAGCGGTCCAAGCGGCCCTCGGGGAGTAGGAGTTCCAATTGGAGGAAATACTGGACAGGTATTAGCAAAGGCATCGAGTGCTGATTCTGATACAGTTTGGACAACAGGTGGGTTAAGTAATAGAACTTTTAAAACAGGATCAACAGCAAGTCTTTCTAACAATACAACAGCATCAATTACTATAAGTGTGGCTAAATCGTATGTATTACTTGCAGTTCAAACAAATGTAGCTGCCTGGGTAAGATTATACACAGATCCATCTAGCCTGTCAGCGGATTCTTCTAGAGCACAAGGAACTGACCCAACACCAGGCACTGGGATTATTGCTGAAGTTATTACTACAGGAGCAACAACTCAATTGGTAACTCCTGGAGCATTTGGATTTAATTATGATTCTCCACCTACACAAAATGTCTATGCGTCGATAACAAATATTTCTGGATCAGTTAATGTTGTGACAATTGGTCTTAATGTATTACCATTAGAATAATATGACACCAATTTCATACAGTAATATACCGTACGGTACAGATGGGTTACAACTTGTTGATGTAGTTGTTCCAGCATCGTGGAACGCCATAACAAATCAAGGAGTTCCTCCGTTAGGAGTTGTACTTTGGATTCACGGGGGCGGGTGGAGTGGTGGTGATAAATCAACGGAAACTGTACCAGCAACTATAGCCAGTGCTGGATATATTGTTGTTAATGCCAACTATCGATTAACAGCAACTTCTACTCAAGATCCTAGTCCAACAGGATTTTTTCCAAATAATGTTAGTGATATAAAAACTATACTTAGATATTTGTTAATAGATGGAGCTGGAGGAACAGAAGCACCACTTAGTGCACAATCATATTGGCTTATCTTGCGCGAGTATGTTAGACAATATGGATTGGTAGTATCCGGAGCATCTGCTGGAGGACATCTCTCAACTATTGGCGTATTTGAACATGCGGTAGACAGCGGAGGTGTATGGCCGAATGCTGTTGTAAATTTTGTTGGACCAATGAATTTAAATACCACAGGGGTTGGAGATCCAGTAAATCCAGTAGGCTCTACAGGTGTTTCTTTAATTAATCAGTATACACAAAATAATAGCACAAATGTCTTACTGGCCAGTCCTTATTATAGAAGACCTGTATACCAAGGTATTTCAAATTATTATACAAATAACTGTCAATTTTATTTTTGGTATAATACCAATGATACATTGGTTCCATTGACATCTTCTATACCTTTTGCTAATGCTTTAAGTAGCGATTTACCTGGTCGTGTTTTTATTACTCAGGTAACTGAAGGATCGCCTGTGTTAGGTTCGGGTGGATACCCTACGCAGTATGTTGCTGAACACTATGTAGTAAGTGATCTTGGACTTGTATTATTAAGCAAAATTAATACTACAAGTTTGTTTAGAGGATTAACATATCCGTTTGTTGAAGAAAAATTACGACCAACAGGCGGACAAGTTTTTCCAAGACCTGTTATTAATAGAAATTCTATCAATACCTTAACACTAAGTCCAAACTCTAGTTCGCTTACAAAATTAGCTAACGGTAATATAGAATTGCCATCGGGGACATCTAACATTTCTTATAGTGTCACATTTTCTGTATCTGGAGGATCGTCGCCTTATAGATTTAGTTCTAGTGTGTTGCCTGCTGGATTAACACTCAGTTCAGGTGGAAACTTAACTGGTACTCCGACAGTTCAAGGGTACTATTATTTTAGAGTCACTGCTATTGATTCGGTGGGAGAACTAGTATATTTAATGTATCAATTAACCATTACAGGACCTGCTGTATCTTTTACTCCTCCTCCGTTGGCAATTGGAGATTTTAGAGTTGGACACTATCCAACAACAGATCAACTATATTTTAATGACTATTATGATTATAGTATTCCTGGTGTTGGTGCTGGAGTAGGTACACTTTTTAATCCTTACGAAGAAGGCGGAGTTGTTATAAACAAAGAAGGTACCTATGTTTATGTTGAGGATGAAGTATTGTGGGTTCCGGGTAATAACGGATTTCTTAAGCCTACTGGTGCTGATCTACAAGCTATAGTTAATTACTGGAAATTACAAGGTAAAGGAACAGTCATTGCTGTTACCCCTGCCACTGAACTCATAAGTGGTGTGCCAAGAAATACCGTATGGACAGAAGCACAAAGAGCTGATGTTATAGCAGTAGATCCATATCTATTAACAGGCTTTATACCGGCTTTTAATAATAATAATAGTACCATTAACCAAACTAGTATTACAAACACCATTAATGGATTAATAGCATGGACACAAAGTTGGATAACATTAGCACAATCTGGTGGAAAACAAGTTATTTTGATTACACAGGGAATTGTTGAGCCATCTTTGGCATCTTATGTTAGTCAATATTTACTAGCACAATATAGTACTTTTACTAGAAGTCAAATTAAACAACGTGTACCATTTGGTATAGATTTAATTGGAGACTCAGAACAAGGGTCGTATGTTGCTGTTGATGTAACTCCCTATCAAACAGCATATCCGCTCTAAATCAACTACTTTAATTTAATGATAAATATCACTATGGACAATAATAATAAAATGGAACAACCTCAGCAAACCCCTAAAACTAATGAACACGGTACGTTCAGCGTTCAAGGACATATAAAGATTTTTGATCCTATGACCAAAGAAGTGTTTATTGACAAACGTAATGCTATTAATTATGAAAATATGGCCATAGCATTGGCTCAGGGTGTTAGTAATCAAGGATACGGATTTATTGCTGAAATGTGTTTTGGTAATGGCGGAACTCGTGTAGATCAAACAGGAATCATTACGTATCTAACACCTAATGTTATTGGATCTTCGGCTAATCTTTATAATCAAACGTATTCAAAAGTAGTTGATGCCAATCAAACATCTGACTTAGATCCTAGTAGAAATTTCATGGAAGTTCGACATGTTGCTGGTACATATTATGCTGATGTATTTGTAAATTGTTTATTAGACTTTGGGGAGCCAAGTGGACAAAATGCGTTTGATAACGCAACAAATACTGATGGAACTTATGTATTTGATGAGCTAGGACTAAGAGGTTATAGTGCCGATGGTCCGGGAACAGGTCCTCTGTTGACACATGTTATTTTTCATCCTGTACAAAAAAGTTTGAATAGATTAATACAGGTAGAATATACAGTTAGAATTCAAAGTTTAACTACCGGAATATAACATGTCGTATACAATTAATTTTTCAGATCCAACTAGCACATCGACTATAATAGTTCCGGATATGCCTCCGGGTATCAATACAGTTGATACCAGTTTAAACTTAATTGGAAAAGGTTATCCTAATTATGGTCAAAAAACTGCTGAAAATTTCTTACATCTTTTAGAAAATTTTGCCAACGCTTTACCGCCCCCTAACGCAATTACTGGACAATTATGGTATGATACCAGTGATCCAAATAATAAAATTTTAAAAGTTAGACAGTCAACTGATATTGACAATTGGTCTAATGTAAGTGGAATCTATCAACAAGCAATAGATCCAAGTACTGATCCTTTTGCTTCATTAAAAATAGGTGATATATGGATTGATACAAGCCGTAATCAGCTTAAAATATATACGGGTGCTACATGGATCTTAATTGGTCCGCAGACAGCAAATTTAGGATCTGGGAACACTCCTACTGCATCTACCAATGGTCCGTATCCATCTAATCTTAATGATAATATTGGCGGAAATCATGATGTGATTATTAACTTTGTTGATGGTAATCCTGTTGCTATTATTTCAGCATCTTCTTTTACTCCTAATCCTACAATACTTGGATTTGGTAATATTAAAGCAGGTATTAATTTAGTTTCTGGAAGTGTCTATAATGGTATTGCTACTGCCGCTCAAAATTTATATGTAAACAATGCTGTTGTTACAGCAACTAATTTTTTAAGAGCAGATAGTACAAATGTAACATCGCAACAATTTTTTATTCAAAATGATGCTGGTTTATTTTTAGGATCAGATTTAAGTTTTGGTATTACAAAAAAATCAGGTTCTACTTTGTTGACAAACACAACTCCTGGTGGAACAATTCAAATACAAGCAACTACACCTACTCCGTCGGCATCAACTTCTACAATAATCACAATAGATTATAAATCTGTTGTAATTAATTCAGGTACTGTTTTAACAGTGAGTGGAGAAAGTTTGTTACAAGGAGTTACTGCTTCTCTTATAACTGCTACAACAGCAACAATTACAAGCAATATATCAATTGGAGGAACTGTAAATGCCACAACGGCTACAGTATCAAGTAATGTAACACTCGGTGGTAATGTATTACCGACTGCGAATTTTGTTAGTGATCTAGGATCTCAGACAAATGGATTTAATCATTTGTATGCTCGTTATATTGGAACACAAACATCTAATATATATGGAACAGTATATGGAAATCTTGAAGGTCAGCTGATAGGTCCAATAACCGCAAATTCTGTATCAGCAGTTTCTGTATCAAATACTGTTACATCGTACATGACAGTAGCGGCACTTGATACAAGTATAAATGTATTATCTCAAATTCCTTATGCTCTTGTTGTGCCGGGTATGATGATGGTATGGGCAAATACAACTCCTCCTCCGGGATGGTTAGTATGTAATGGCACACATGCTGATAAAGCAACTTATCCAGCACTGTACAATGCTTTAATTGGCTCGGGATATCAAAGATCTACTTACGTACAACTTCCAAATCCAACTTCTATAGATGGTAATTCAATCTGGATTATAAAATATTAATATGGCATACACTATACTAAAACCTGATGGCACAATTTTAACATTAATAGCAGACGGAACTGTTGATAACAATAGTACAAGTCTAACATTAATTGGAAAAAATTATTCTGGATATGGTACATATTTTAACGATAACTTTGTTACTCTATTGGTAAATTCTGCCCAAAGCGTTAATAATCCTCCACGCAGTCCGTTAGTTGGTCAATTATGGTACGATACAACAAATAAAAAATTAAAAATTTATGACAATGGAGTTTTTACTTCTGTTAGTGGCGCAGAATTATATGGTTCTAAACCCGAAGGCACCGCTGGGGATATTTGGTATGATACCACAAATGGTCAAGCATATATAAACACAGGAAGTGATTTTTCTCTAGTTGGTCCTATAATTCCTAAACAATATGGACAAACTGGATGGTACGTACCTGGAACAGTAACTGACACAAATGGCAGTACACAACAAGTTGGATTTTTAAAGAACTTCAATCAGGTTATTGGAGTAATGAGTAACGCAGAATTTGACATGTCTGCTGATAGTTACTCAACCTATATAAGTGCTCCGTATCTAGCTGCCAGTACCACAACAAGCACAACAGTATTAGGTTTAACAATATATGGGGATATTGCCTACACAGGAAGAATTACATCAAAGTATTTTTCTTTACAGGTTAATATTGACGATTTAAATGTTAATACGCAAACTGGTAACGCCAATCGAGATGTTGATAATATAACACAGGTTTCAAATCAAAATAACGAAATTTGTAGTAATTGGTTAACAAAAATGTTTCCACCAACAGGAAGCTCATTGACTACACTTTATCAAGAAGCCGGAATACCAATTGATTCAGAAGCCAGAGTGCTATGCCAATATGGTGTATATAACAATACAAGTCAAAATGGACTTCAAGTTAGACGTTTTAGAGTTAATGAATTAAATGCGTGGGTTCCTTATCCAACAGTTCCGACTTATAGTGTTGCCGCTACTGCTCCAGTTGGCACAGATACTATATCGTTATCTTTAATAAGTGATTATAGTATTATTACGCCTGGGATAAATGTTTATTATATACCTGGAACTGTATCAACTAAATTTTCTAATACAAATTTCACAACGGTTTTATCTACAGCAACTACGATGAGTTATTTTAATGTACAATTAAGTTCAACAATTACATCGTCTATTGCTGTCGGCGAAACAGTTTGTTTTAATATATCTAATCAAGCAGTTCCTAATTTAGTAAATTTATCATAAAGAGACTATAATGCCTTATACATTAAAAGAAACTAGTTTAGCAGAAAAATATATTACTGATCAAGTATATGATCCTGGTACTTCCGTACAAATTGGTGGATCTAACGAAGTTACACAATCAGCATTTCATGGTAGAGCAATAGGAGTTGTTGTAGCAGAACCTGCTTACATGATGAATAGTGATCTTGAAGGAGGTACATACATTGCTATAAAAGGTAGAGTACCATGTAAAGTATATGGACCAATAAGTAAGGGCGACGGATTAGTTGGACACAATTTTGGACATGCTATATCTATCAATGTTGACGGAGATCCTCTATTAATTTTTGCTATGGCTCTTGAAGATTTCAATGATACCGAAGGTATCATTGAAATTATGGTACTATAATTAACTGGATAAATTATGCCTTATACACTAACAAAAACTAACGGATTATTACTTACTACAGTTAATGATGCTTCTCTTAACGTGGCTACAGATTTATTTTTTGTAGGTAAAAATTATGCTGGTTATGGAAATGCTGTTAATGAAAATTTTGTAAAATTATTAGAAAATTTTTCTAATGTTACTCCTCCTTCAAAACCAATACAAGGTGAATTATGGTTTAATAGTTCAAATAAATCTTTAAATGTTTATGATGGTAGTCGATACAAAGGAATAGCAAATATATTTGTGCAATCATCCCAACCTACAGGGTCGTCAAATGGTGATCTATGGTGGGATACGTCTACATTGCAATTAAAAACATTTGATGGAAATAATTTTCAGTTAATTGGTCCACCAATATCTCCTAATGTAGAATCTCAATGGTTATCAATTGACGAACTTCCTGGCACAAATGTTCTTGAAGCAGTTCATGCTGGCAATACCGTAGCAGTAGTTAGTGATAATTCTATTTTTACACCTGGTCCTACTTCGACATTAAGTACATCAACTTGGCCGCAGATTATTAAAGGTGTAACATTACCGGGAGCTAATCCTGGTAATCCTCCATCGGCAACTACTAATGCTGTTCCTGGATCAACTAGATCATCTGGTTATTATTTTTGGGGAACGGCAGCAGAATCTTTATATGTAGCAAATGTAGCTGGTGGCCAAACAGGACAAATTTTAATTCAGTCTGATCCTGATACTACTTCTTTTATAAGTCTTGGTGCCGCTAATACTGTTTTAGTAAGTAATGGATCAACTGCTACATTTACAGCAATTGCTCCATTTATATCAGAGAATATTCCTATTGCTTCTAACAGCATACTAGGTGGTGTTAAAGTTGGAACTAATTTAACTATTGATTCTGGAACTGGTTTGTTAAGTGCTAATCTTCAGGTTGGCACAACTTATGCTATAGCAACTGCCAATGTAGGAGGTGGCGGAGCAACTCTTAAATTAAATCAAACTTTTAATGATGCTACAACACTGGCATCAACGATTAGTATTACTACCGGAACAGGAATTTCTATATCATCTAATAATACCAATAATGGTATCACTATTACAAATACAGCACCCTGGCCAAAACAAATTAATAATGGACCTGGCTATTTAATTAATAACGGTGGTGGTGGATTAAGTTGGGGTAATATTGTAGCGGTACATGCATACCAATCTAATACACAAACTATTTCTTATAGTCAAGTAGCATTGTTAGAAAATACACAAATTTTTAATAATACAAGCGGTAGTACTGGAACTAATTTTGGATCTGCTTATAATGTTGGATCATCAAGATTCCAGCCTTCTATAGCAGGTATATATCAATTACACATGTCTTTTACAATTAATTTAGCTGGTATAACTACTGCTACTGGATATATTGCTTGTGGATTTGGATTAGATTATGATATTGCTAATCCTACAACAAATGCTATTGTACTTTCTTATACATCAATACCTGTAAGTAGTAGCGCCATTAATTGTGTATCGGCATCTACTGTAGTTTATTTAGATCCTAATAGTAGCAATGGTAAAAACAGATTTGTCGTGCCGTTGATATTTCATGCTGTTAATGATAACGGAACAGGAGCACCTACTTTATCTACATTTATAGATGCTGGTAAAAATCCTGTTTTATTGCAGAGAAGCACATTCTCTGCTATGGGAATGCCTGTAGTTTCTTATTAAACTGCCATCGGAGCTGTTATAGCTTCATGACAGGTATAATCAACTAGTTCAATATCTTCCATGGTGAAATCGGTGATAACTTCAACTTCTGAATTGAGTTTAAGTGTTGGCATATCTAACGGTTTTCTCTTCAATTGTTCTTTTACTTGATCAATATGATTGCTGTAAATATGTGCGTCACCAAAACTAATAATTAATTCGCCTACATCTAAATTACATACCTGTGCTATCATGTGTGTAAAAAGAGCGTAACTTGCTATGTTGAATGGCACTCCAAGAAACATATCAGCACTACGTTGATACATATGACAACTTAGTTGACCATTAGAAACATAAAACTGTGCCATCATATGGCAAGGTGGCAATGCCATCATATCTAATTCGCCTGGATTCCACGCACTAATAATATGTCTACGACTATACGGATCACTCTTAATTCCGGCAATTAGTTCCAATAATTGATCGTGATTTTGTAATACAACTTTGTTAATACGAACTAATGGTTTACGCCATTTACGCCATTGTACTCCGTATACACGGCCAAGGTCACCGGGATGTCTTTGTAGACGTTTAGTAACCCAATAAGGTGCTGTAGCATTGTCTGACCATATAGTTTTCTTCTCGCTATAACGGTTACCGTGTAAAATTTCTCTTAACCGGTTTTCGTCACCACTGCCTTCAATAAACCAAAGCAGTTCGCTTACAACTGATCGCCAGGCTAACTTTTTAGTTGTAATAGCTGGAAATCCTTGTGTTAAATCAAACTTCATTTGTAATCCAAAAACACTTTTTGTACCTACTCCTGTTCGATCTGAACGATCATTTCCGTAAGTTAAAATTTCTTGTAATGCGTCTAAGTATACTTGTTCTGAATTATTCATAATGCCTCACATATAAGATCAGGGCACATGGCCCTGATCAGTTTATTAAATTTTAATGTTAAACTTCAACTGATGCTTGAGTTTTCTTGGCCCTTGGCTTAGGAGGATCAATCGCATCTGCCTGTTTGCGTAATGTCTGTGCTTGTTTAAATAACGCATCTGCTCTGCTACGTAATTGAGCAGGAGATAAGTTTTCTTCAGCAACAACAGGTTCGTTAACTTCAATATCACCAGAAACGCTAGCACTTGTAGTTTTAACAGAGTCTGACCCTTTGGTTTTCTTAATTTGTTTACCGTCTTCAGTTACTGCTAATTCATCTAGGGTTAATCCTTTTTGCTCAGCAATCAGTCTATTAAGTTCGTCTAACGGGATAGTTTGTTGTGTATTTGGAGTCATTAACACTAAATGTGTGGGAACTTTTTTCAAATGTCCGTTTATATGTAACCATTCTAACATATTACTGCCATCTGGAAATTTTCTTGCTGATAAAATTGTTGCCAACTCGTTAGCACTTTGTCCCATGTCATCTTGGACCACGCTCATAAGAGAATCGTGATAAGCATCCATTAGACCTTGTGTTCCGACTACTAAAGCACTATATGGATCGCCTGGTAGGGTACGATATGCCACAACTACTCGGGCACTATTATTTTTCATTTTTCCCACATGTTTCATGTGTTTCTCCTTAAGCGGCAGTAGCTGGTGCTTGTGCCGGTGTTTGTGTTGGTGCTACAGCATTTAAAAATGCGTTTAGCCTATCAAATGTTGCGCCAACAGCACTGATTTCTCCAGCGCCAAATGCTCCACGCTTTACTGCTGTATCTACAATAATACGTAGATTTTGTAAATCAGAAATTCCCAATTGTGGTTGAGATTGATCTTGTGGTGCTACAGGTTCTGCTACTGTTTGTGCTTGATCTTGATTATCCATTTAATATTTTCCTTTATAAATTTTTATGTAAATGCGGACATCCTAAAGTTAGCATGGTAATTTCTTTAGGATCTTCAAGTCCAATTTCTATACTCTCTATCATTTTATTGTTAGAGTCTAACCTTAAATTTTTCTTAATGGCATACCTACTATTTAAAGTATAGTTGATCCAGTGGTCTAATATTTTGATATCTGTTGTGTTATCAATAGTTATCTTACCAAAGTGTTTAGGAATAAAGTTTAAACGCCTTATTCCTATAACACCTAACGGATTAATTTCACCTCTGCTTAACGACATTAACTACTCACTTATTTATAATGTGCAGTTTGGCCGAATGGCGCAATTATGGAATCATTACCGTGAATGATAAACAATGTGTCGCAATAATCCTCATCTCCCCAACTACCGCATGGATATCCATCTGTAAACATGATGAACTTTTTAGGCACTATGTCATTATTTTTCATAAAACGGTAATTGGCATCAAAGTCTGTGCCACCACCGCCTTGAACTTCATAAGAAGTTATACTGTCGGCATTATCCATAGCAAATTTTTGATAATTGTATACATCTGTATCAAAACACCAAATATCTAATTTAAAGTCTACATATTCATCCATAATACCTTTAACTTCACTAATAAAGTCGTTGGCCTGTCGATCTGAAATACTACCGCTCATATCAATTGCTATACTAACATCAATTGTTTCTTCGTTCATTAGTCCGGGTAATACAGCACCACTATGTTGACTTTTACGATTAGGGCGATTAAAACTAAAGTTACTTTTAACAATACTCTGGATGCTCATACGTAACAGTTGACGCCAATCCATTTTAGGTTCTGTAAGATCTTTAATCATACGTTGAATACCTGATGGAACTTTACCAGCACCAGCACTTTGTGCCGCGGCAATCATTGCTTCTTTAATTTCGTCTCGAATTTGTTTCTTTTCTTCAGGAGTCAAACGTGGGCGTCCTTTGCCATCAGATCCATCACTTTCTCCCTCGCCATCACTTTCTCCCTCGCCATCGCCATCTAAATGTTCGTCGAGCAATTCGCCTAAATCGTTTACATTAATCTTTTGTGCCTTTTCTAACAAATCATCATAAATCTGTTCGTATCCCCAACCACGATATTTGTCATCTTGAAAAATTTTAATCCAACCTGGCACTTCGCCTATACGCTCATCTTTTAAAATTTGATTAGCGGCATAGTCAGCGGCAATGTTTGATAATGTAGGATCTCGGTGATCTCTACGTCCCATGTGGTCAAATACATTATGTAATACTTCATGAGCAAAGCCAAATTCTGCTTGTTTAGCAGTAAGTTTATTTACAAAATCGATATTATAATAAAATTTACGACCATCTGTAGCCAGTGTTGCTAACCAATCAGTAGCATCTACCATTTTAAGACGTGTTGCCAAGTTACCAAAAAATGGATGACGTAACAAAAGTCCTACACGTGCAGTGATTAATTTTTCAACAATTTTATTTTTTTCAGCAGAAGTGTATTCTTTCTTTTCAATTTTTGATACACGCTCTTGTTTCATTGTTGTCATATTGTTGCTCCAATGTTGTTTATTAATGTGTTAATTATACAGGATGTTTTAGAATTTGTCAAGTAACTCTTTGTGCTAACCAAAATCTTCTGGCTGGATATCCAGCATACTCATTATTCCACCAACTATGTACATTATGTGGGTTTTTGGCAACCTCTTCTGGCATGTCTTCTTCAGTCCAATTATAAATTCCTGCTACAGGATTGTTCATAGCAGGATCATCATAACGTGTAAACGTAAAATTTTGATTTCGAAAAATGTTTTCAATATTAGCACCTGATACAAGACTTCCAATTTTATTGGCAGGTCCGTGAGAAAAGTGTTCGTATGCGGGATCTACAATTTTGGTACTAAACGGTTGTTTGTATTTTGTAACAGCGGTTTCTAAACAAAAATAATTTGTTGTATGATTTAAACTACATAATAGATCTGTATACCAATTATCGAGATTGTATAGCAATGCCCAATGTATTACTAAATCAAATTTTTCTTTTAAATTCCAGGTATTATCCTGATTCAAAATTAGTGTTTTAATTATGGGATCTTTTTCTTTTACTAAATCTAAATTTTCTTGCCTAATATCAGTACATGTAACATTGGCTCCAAAACTTTTAAAAAATATTCCTACACTAACAGATCCACAACCAAGTTCTAAAATGCTTTTACCTTTAAACCAATCTTCGCCTAATATACTGAGCAATTTAAGAGATCTATCAGTACGCCATTTGTTACCCCACTCTAATCCGTGGAATCCATCATTGGAATGTAATAATGTTATGTCACCTTTACGCATAATTTTATTTAAATAAAAAAGGGGCCTAAGCCCCTTTTATTATTCCATTGCTGAAATAATATATTTGCCATATTGATCGTGGAAACGATCAAAGTTTTTAAGTTTTGACGCATCAAACGGTAGTTGGTAATTTGTCAACGCAACCTTAGCACCCATAACAACTAATTCTGTTGGGAAATTATCCATCATAAAGCCAAAGAAGCAATCTGCCATGGCATCCCAATTTGATACTTTCTTTTGATGTGCTGTTTGAAGTTCGTAACACATAGAAACAGCCAATGAGTACATAGCACTGATTTCTTTAATTTCAGATTTTTTAATTTTACCTGCCAAGATATCCTCTGGCTTAGGCATCTGTTTAGCAACCTTGCGGTGAGCCATAAACTTGACAGCAAGTCCTTCGCCTACAGCACCTGATACTAGATCAGTTAATGTGCCTTCGTCTAAATCGTCATCATGTAGCAATTCGCTAACAAATGACCATGAACGTGGTGTAGCAAAACTACGACTTGAACTACGTGGATCGAAGTCATACAAGTCATTTTTAGCAAAGCCAACATAACCTACAACCTGTTCATGTATGCGATTATTGGTAGCCCATTGCAACCAGTCTTCGTAATCAGTACGCAATTCCAAGTGAACAAAACGGTTTGCTAACGGAGCAGGCATACGATATGTAACGCCTTTGTCTGATTCTCTATTACCTGCGGCAACAATACTAACACCTTTTGGCAATACATAAGTACCTACACGACGATTTAAAATCAATTGATATGCCGCCGCCTGTGTAGCAGGAGCCGCAGAGTTTAATTCATCCAAGAACAAGATAGCAGTTGATTCTGGATCTGTGGGCAATTCTGAAGGAGGAGCCCAGGTCATTGTACCCATGTCCGAATTGTAATATGGAATACCTTTAATGTCAGTAGGTTCCCACAGGCTCAAACGAACGTCGATAACATCACGATCTTGTTCTTCGCCGACTTGTTTAACAATATCAGACTTACCGATGCCGGGAGGACCCCACATGAATACAGGGCGTTTAATTTTGATACACTTACGAATACTACGTTTTGCCTCGTTAGGACTCTGTGTACGGTTTGAAGAAATTTGTTCTGCCATTTTGTGCCTTCTTAAAGAGTGTTTTTAAAATATTGGCTTATTGCTCAATATGTATATATTATACGCTTTAATTAAAAATGTGTCAACTGTTTCTTGAAAGTTGTTTGGCGTAACCGTATTTGTAAATGTTGCCCGAAAACAACATCAGTTGAACCGCCATTTTTTCACTAAAAACAAAAATCTCATCTACTGTAATAAAATATGGACAATCAACGTATTGGTCTAACCAAACAAATAACCGATTGACAAAATATAAAGGACCGTTGTCGTAAACCACACGGTAAGATTTAATATCTGCTTGTTGAAATGCTTCGTATCCATCCTTGGTTAATCGAAGCCCGCCTTTACTTTTGGTAAGAGTATTTACCCACCACGAATGAAAAGCCGTTTGGTAATCTTTATCAGTCGCATTAGGATTGATAATATTTAGTACTTTATGAGTTATCTGTTGTTTCTGATTCATTGGTTATCTTTTCACCAGTAACCAATTTATACACACTAAAATCATTTGTATTGAATAGTTTGTTTAACTTTTCAGATAGATTAAATGCGTGTCCACTGTTAGAAAAACTAACTTTTTTGTATTTTGGACCTAATTGTTGTACAACAATACTTGAAGTTTTTAGATTAATGGGATGATCTTGATAAAACACAGCCCATATAGCATCAGCATCCAAAACTTGTTCGGTTTTGTATGTTTTTTTATTTGTAATTTCTAACAATACTTTTGGTTTTGGTCTACTCATGTTTGTACGCTCTCTATTCAGTGCGTACATATTTATCTCTTAAATTATTAAAATTTACCGCCATCCATCTTAATCTGTATGTCGCCTAATTGATTATTCATTATGGCTTGATCTAAATCTCCAGATAATCTAGTCATTACTATACTCAAACTATTTTGAAGATCAGTTGCTTCTTTAATTGATAAAACCACAGTTTTTTGATTACCTTTGATGGCAATTCTTGTTTTTTCTAAAAAATCTTCAATTGGAAATGTATTAAGTTGTTTCATTTTTATCTACCTTGGTCAACATTTCTTTCATTTGGGATTCAGTTTTAAATGGTCCATAAAATTTATAACGTTCAACTGTAATTAATTTTGGACAAAAACTTGTAGCCCACCCCTTACCTCTTAAAATAATATAGTATCCGGCACAATACTGACTTTTACTTTTACTACTTTTAGCAAATAGTGGTAATTTTCTTTTTACACTATATACAGGATTATAAGGTTTTGATCTACATGGATAATCATAAATTGTGTAGTTTTTAGTTTCGGCACGTTTATTTGTAATTGCTCCTTCTTCTAAGGTTACACCTAATGTTGACTTAACTTGATCTAAACTACCTAACGTAATTTGTTGTCCTTTATGTAAAAAAACATAGTTCTTTTTTATCTTGGCAACTGTACCAATTTTTTCTTTGCGGTCCTTAATTAACCATTCTTTTTCAGGAATTAAGACGGTGACTGTTGAATTCATATTGTATACCTTGCATTTAGTGGTTCGGCGTAACTTGTTACCTGTTCACTGACTTTTACTAAATCGTATTCCGCACAGTATTTAAGTAGTCTAATGCCAACCTGTGAGACATTTTTTTTCTTATCTAATTCTGTTTTAATTGTTTCATTAATTAACAGTTTTATATCATCTGGTTGTGCTGTAAGATCACATAACTGTACATTACGATTGTAATCGTCTAAAACTCTATGTTCTTGTCCTTCGTGGTCGGTCCAACGTTGAAGCATCATGTTGTTCCAAGAGAATCCTTTAGCCTCCCTGTCAGCATAGGCTTCACGGAGACCAATTTTATTCTTTGTCCCTTTCTCACGAACTCCTGGATAAGCACTAAAGATGTTGTCGGATGTGTCTCCACGCATACACTTCTCAAATAGCAACCAGGCCGGATCCGGCGCGGGCTTTTCTTGTTTAGTTTTCTTATCAATGACACGTTTACCCTTGGCATCAAAGTACCCCTCGTATGTAGTTGTAATTTCCATTACACCATTGTACTGTTTTACATTTGGTGCTATAAGCTGTGCAAAATCTCCGTCTGTGCTAATGATGATGTGGTTGTCATTGGGATGACTTTGTATCCAGCCAGCAATTAAATCGTCTGCTTCTAATCTTTCGTGTTGTAGTACAGTACAGTTTGTACGATTATGAATAAATTCTTTGAATTGATCAAACGTTTCCCAAAATACACGATCTTCTTCTTGCTCACGTGGACTTGCCGCGGCACGAGCATCTGAACGCTGACGCTTGTAAGGAGCATAATAGTCCTTGCGCCACGATCTACCTTCTAAAAAGAAAATAACGTGATCACCTTTAAAATCACGCCATGCTTTTCGAACACTGCTTAATACAGTATGAATACTCATTCCGATCTTGTCATTAAGGTCTCCTCTAATGGCGTGTCGGGCTCGAAAAAATGTATTTGCCGTATCTACCAGTATATATGTTTGTGCCATTAACTTACTTCCGTTTTACCATCATCTCTTAATGCTCGACTAATGTAGCCAGCACCCCTACGATCCATGTTAACACCTTCTTCTGCTCCAAGATTTTTACAGAGTTCGTTAAACCATTGATCTACAACTTCCTCTTCAGTTTCGCCTAAGTATCCTGCTGTCCTTAATTGTAACACAAAATACTCGTTCCAGTCAAGTTCAAAAAATCCATTACGTACATTATCTGGATTGACATGAGTATTTGTAACAGCAATAAAAGGCTCTTTGTTTTCTGTAGCTCGTTCTTTTGATGTTAATTTGGTTAATCTTTCTAATTCTGTTGCTTCTTCAGCAACACGTTTTGCTTCCTCAGCAATTTGGACCGCCTCTTCGGCCTCTTTGACTGCTTCATCACGTATTTTATGAAGACCAGTTATTTTCATAAAAAGATTTTTAATTGTACCCATGTGATTCCTTAAAATAAATTTAATTTTTCCCATGGCAATTCTGGTTTACCAAAATGTCCATAGTTTGTTGTTTTGCCATATATTGGTCTAAATAATTCAAATTGATCAATAATACCCTTTGGTGTTAAATTGATATTTTCTCGGATCCATTTTTCTAATCCTCGATTATCACCATCACTTTGTACACGCAATCCAGTTGGATCTTTGTATGCCCCGGCATAACTTATTTGTAAGGTAGCCCAAGAGGCTCGACCACTTGCTACAATATTTTTTGCTAGATAGCGCATCATGTAAGCGGCACTTCGATCTACCTTTGTAGGATCTTTTCCGCTAAATGCTCCGCCACCATGCGGAGCATAGCCACCATAAGTATCAACAATAATTTTACGTCCAGTTACACCGGTATCACCATCTGGACCACCGATAACAAATCTAATAGGATTTATACGGAATGTTGTATTGTCAAAATACTTCGATGGTAGTGTATTTAATATTAATTCTTCTACGGTTTTTCTAACGTTCTCAGTGCTCACATCTTCTTTATGTTGTGTAACGCAGATAATATTATCAAACCGTTTTACAGTACCGTCATCGTTATATTCTATTGTAACCTGCGATTTAGAATCTGGTTCAAGCCATTTAATTAGATTATTTTTACGCATATTGGTTAGCATACGTAATATATAGTGACTATAGTAAATTGCCTCTGGCATAAACTCTGTATCAACATTGTTGACAGCATGTCCAAACATAAGACCTTGATCACCGGCACCAAAGTTATCGGTGCCGGTTGCTATATCTGCGCTCTGTCCATGCATTAAGTTTGTAATTTCTAAGGTGCGCCAATCAAACCCTGATTGTTCATATCCTATTTTTTTTACAGTACCTCGTATAGCAGATTCAATTGCCTTTTCGTGTAATACACCTTTATATTCACCGGCTATAATTACACGATTGGTTGTTACCAATGTTTCGCAGGCACAACGATTAGCAGTATTGCCTTCAAACATTGTTAAATCTAAAATAGCATCGCTAATAGCATCTGCTATTTTATCTGGATGTCCTTCACTAACACTTTCACTGGTGAATAGATAACTCATTAGGTTCCCCAAAGATTCTTGAACAAAGGTACCTGTAATCTATCACTGTAACGCCAGCCACGTTTCATTGCCGCTAGTGCTACATTTTTAGCATTTAGTGTATAAACACTCTCTACACCGCCCACTGGCATTAAGTATACATGCCCTGTAAATCCTGCGGCACGATAAGCACCTACAGCACATTCTGCGTCGGCAATATCTTGTTCTGTTGCTACAACAAACTTAAGATACACAGTTCCAAACTGTTCATATTCACAAACAACTTCTGGTTTGATAGCATCGTCCCAACTCTCGCCACTGCCTGGTAATTTAGCACTTACTGAAAATGTAACTTCACGCCCATAGATTTCATCGATGTAATGATCTAAATAATTTTTAAATTCTGTAGTTAGTGTTTGAGTGCCATTTGTTTCAAATGTAATCTCTTTTAACCCTGCCATACTAGGATGATCCAATAAATCAGGATATTGCTTTTGCCAACCTAATAACGGTTCACCACCAGTAATTACGAGATGTTCGTCTTGCCATTTTTTGTAAGGAAGTATATCCATAATTGAATCGGCAATGCTATCAGTAGATAACATAGGACTAAGATGCTTAAAACTAGGATGCCAGCTAGCATAACTATCGCATCCGGTCTCGACTAGTGGCAATTCATTGTAGGTTTTCCACGGGGTGATATCTTGTATAATGGCCAATTGCTCTGCTTGTGTGCTTAGTTCGCCACGTGGCATACCAAACCCGGCACATTTAAAATTACACCCAAATGTGCGTAAAAACACACTGGGTACACCCATGTATCTACCTTCCCCTTGAATTGAGTAGAATAATTCTGCTATTTTAATTTTGCTCATTGTGATCCTTTGAATAATATAAATTGAGATATTGTATAACGTCCGTATTTAGAAAATGGTTTAGTTGGTTCGTTAAATTTAATAGGTGTTACAGCATGATTAGCACAACTTGGAAAAATTATCATTCTGTTGTTTTCTATAGGAAATCTACAGTTTTCATTTTCAAGCATAAAATCACCTCCGCTAAACTTTAAAGGTTCTTTATAAAGATGTATTACTGCACTTAGTATACAATAATCGTAATGCCAATTGTAATAGTCATCTTCGTCATAATAATTAAGTAATGTAATATCTAAGTTTGATGTTTCTAAATACCTAAAAATAAAATGTTTTTCTTTTAGAAAATTTGTTAGTTCACTATTCCATAATTTTCTTGTGTGTTTTAAAATATTTGAAGTAGCCCTGTTGGTATACAACCCATCTAAAAATATACCATGATTCTTTTTTTGTAATATACTGTTATTTGTTGCTGAGCCGGTAATATCTGCTGATAATAATTTGTCTTTGTATGTTAAAAAATTAATTTCTTCCCAAACTTCATTTAACTCTTGCTCATTAAAATAATCTTTAATGACAGCATGAGGTATAGGGGAATCATAATAATCTAAAAACATTTTTAATCAGCAAATATGTTAGACCATTTTTTAAGTTTTTCAACTTTGTGTTTTTTAGCAACCTCAAGACTATGATGATCAATAACACCTTGATTGAGCATGATATCTATCATTGCCATTAGGTCGCCTAATTCTTCTTCCAAATGTTCTCTATTGGTTTTAGGTTTACCTGGTTTGACATTGTCCATTCCAAAACGATGACATTTGCTAATTGCTTGTATTACTTCGGCACATTCCTCACTAAGAATGTTCATTACTTCTCGTTCTTTTTCTTTCATCTTAATCTTTCTGTGTATAATATGAATATACATTATACATAATTTATTTAGACAAGTCAATGAAAACTTTGTTTATTATTTAGGTAATCGTCGGTATGTATCCATTTGTTATTAACTAAAAATCCCCATTCTCTAATTTGAGGACCGGGCACAAACAATGTCCATGGAGTAATGCCGGGCTTTAATGAAACACGATGATAACTTTTAGAACTACAAAATCTAAAATGTCCAGGTCCTCTCCATATCACATTTTCTGCAATCATTTTACCATCATTATTAAAAATGGGTACATATTCATAGTATCCGCCTTTGAGTATTAATGTAAAATAAGGCCAAGGATGATCATGAGGATCTCCTGGATCACTTTGTAAAAACTTGTGTAAGAAAATATTAAAAGGAAACTTTTTACGATCTTTTAAAAATAGATAATATCTTTCCAAATATGGTTCGTTATTCTGTCTATCCATTACAATACGTTTACGACCCATGTAATCTAATTTACTTAATATCCAAGTTGATAATGACATATCGTTTCCTTTAAAAATTAATATTTGCCTTAAAACCTGCTACATTGATACTAGATCCATTGATACCCATAAAATTCTGTCTATTTTCTACAAAAGCAATCAAATTATTGTTGTTTTTATTGACAAATTTGTAATAAATGCCTGCTCTCAGTTCTTTTACATCGGCCGCTAAATTAACATTAGCCGCATATACTGTATTGTAATTTGCGTCGAGACCGGTTGGGATATTGGTATTGGCCATTGCTTGGTATACAGTAACAGGCTGATACATCATAAATCCAATTCTGTTGTTTTCATTTAGACGTTGTTCTAACCCTAAGTTCCAAGAATAACTTAAAATACCACCAATATTGTTAATGTAGTCACTTCTAGAATTTGTGGTTGTTAGGCCGTTATACAGACTAGCAGTAAATTCCGTAGTATTAGATAACATCGTTGATAGTGCTACTCCGGCAAATGTAGTAAAACTCTGAGAATTTTGATCATACCCGCCTGTGTAGTTTCCTAACCAAGATCCGTTTTCAATAAAACTACCCATGCTAACTCTAACTGCTGAATTATCATATTTTTTATTGTATGCCAACTCAACCATTGGAGTAATATCTGTATTGGCTTCTTTAGTTGTGTCTCTATACATTGTTAATTCGTAATTGCCAATGTGGGTAGTTACAAAATTAGTATAATTGTTATATTGTGTATATGGGTTTTTAGTTAGGTAAGGCATTGAAGCCTGGGCACCATTAAATGCGTATGGTGTATAATGTGTTGCGAAGTTTGACGAGTTGACATAAAAGTCTCTGTTCATACTATCTAATACCATAACACCTGATATTTTGCCTAGACTGGCACTACCGGATGTAATTAAAATAGGTGCGCTAGATGCCAACGGTGTATTTCTGCCGGTAGTAGGAATAGTTAAATTACCTAATGGTTGTGTTGCTCTATTTAAATCTAACAGTCCTTGTCCATATACCGCTGGATTGTAGTTACGAATACAATTTGTAATAATTGTAGTTGTACAAGAAACTTTATCTGCTGTTTGTAGTAACAATTGAACAATGTTTGCTCCAGTCATTTGAGGCCACATTTGATTTATAATTGCTACAGCACCTGAAACTGTGGCTGCCGCTTGGCTAGTGCCGCTCATTGCTGATAATCCACCAGATGTTGATACAGATGTGATATTACTTCCTGGCGCCACAATGTAGTAAGGACTGGTTATACCGGCATAATTACTATCTCCAGCAAGAATGTTACCGCTAGTAGCAAGATTTCCTACTACTAGTACTCGTCCACCCATATACAGCTTACCGTTTGTATCAGTGGCAATTGCTAATTGTCCAAAGCCAGTTGTTGGAGTTTTAAGACTTTGATTACCTGCGGATACAACCAACACAGTTTGACCGTTGCCTAATGCCGATGCCCATTGTTGATAATCTGTAGTTGTTAGTTTTGCTGTAGTTTCAGCCGAAAGGTTAACCACAGTTGCTTTGTTGGTTGATGCCCAAGCCAACCCGTTTAGTACGGTTGTTGTAGAAATTATTCCACTGGCAGAAATTTTACCAATCATTAAGTTGGCACCAAACGCCACACCTTCCATTCCTTGCGGATTGTTATTACTTGCGGCTGCAATTCCTGCTACATTTGTACCATGACCGTTTGTATCGTTTATGCCGGTATTGGTAAAATCCTGTTCAAGTATAATTCTATTACCAAATGAACTTAATGCCGAGTTAGCAATACCAGTATCGAGTACCGCAATTGTACTGCCTTTACCTGTATAGCCACGAGAATATGCGTAGGCGGCATTTATATCCGCTAACGCACCACTTTTATAATATTCTGGAGTTTCCCAATATGTTATCGAATATGGTGAAGATACTGCTGACGTTAATTGTGAAAATGCTAATGTTGAATGTACTAAAACAACACCGGCCAAATATTTAAATTTCATACTATCTTTCTAACGATTAAACATAGTATTAGTATACAATTGATTTTACCAATTGTCAATTATTTTGGCAATACCATTTATAGGCCGAATCAACAATTGTTGGTAAATCACTATATTCTGGATACCAATTTAATTTGGTATTAGCTAATCGAGCATAGGCAACTAATTCGGCTGGGTCGCCAGGCCTTCGGTCTCCGTATTTTATGGAGTTCAATCCATATTTTTCAGTTACATAGGTAACAATCTCTTGATTGCTAGTACCTATATTTGTACCTAAATTAAAAATATGAGCACCTGGATTATTTTGAACATAGTCTATGGCGTTTAAATGAGCAGTTGCTAGATCCCAAACATGTATATAATCTCGAATACAAGTACCATCTTCAGTTGGATAGTCAGTTCCGTTTAATGTGAACGATGTGCCGTTGATTTTAGATTCTAAAACACGAGCAACGATATGTGTAGCGTTAGGCTCTTGTCCTAGGTCATAATTAAAAGGTTCTGCTCCTGCGGCATTAAAATATCTAAAACATACACTATTAATACCATATGCCATTGCGTAATCTTTAAGAATAGTTTCTACTATTCTTTTTGTATTACCATACGGACTGATAGGATTTAATTTGTGATCTTCATCAATTGGAACTGTATCAGGGTCTCCATAAACTGCCGCACTACTACTAAACAATATAACAGGTTTTTTATCCATGTCTTTAATAACATTAAGCATGGTAATAGTTTTGGCAATATTGTTATCGTAATACTCTCCTGGATCTGTCATACTAGGGCCGACTAAACTAGTGCCGGCACAATGTACAATAACATCTGGATTAATTTTTTGTATAGCACTTAACCCTACTGGACTGGCAAAGTCATTACATGTAAAGCCATCTAGCCCTTTTGTGGTATGCGGACGATATACCCTATCAATAATATGTACAGTATGATCATTCTGTTTGAATAGTCGTGCGACATGGCTACCTATGTAGCCACATCCACCTGTAACAATGACTTTAAGATTATTCATCTTTTGATAATTGTTCAAATTCAATTTTAAGTTCTTCTAATGCCGCTTCTAAATCTGCTACACGTTGTTCATCTAGATCAGTGTCTGGATTAATGGCAATCCCTTGCCACTCTTTAATTTTGATTTCATTATTTTCTGGTATATCATCATGCCATGAGATAATCCAACGTGCTCCAGTCCATTTAGCTTGATGTGTATAACTGTTCCTGCCAGCAGTCTTAACCATGTAAATGCCTTCACGCACTGGCTTGATTTTTTTTGGAAACCAATCAGTCATTGGATATTCTATATCATCCATATTTTTGTATACTTCCCATTTGCCAGTAGCCTTTTGTGACCCGGCGATATAGAAACCAAAATCTGAACTTTTGCCATCTGTACTACCACCCCAGTTGTCAATGTCCACACCATCATATGATACACCATTAACAATTTCTTCACCATCGATTTCGTCTATGTGTAATGTAAGTTTGGTAATATCAAAAGGCGCTGTTAGTTCAAATTCGCCTTCAAAAAAAGTTCCTTTTTCGTTACTGCGACCCAAAAATACTACAGTACCAGCGGGTTTTTCATCTACCCACGCTTCGACATCAAACAACAATTCTGGACTGTCATCACTACATCCATCACATTCTTCTAGAGATTTTTCAATAACAGTGTTGCCATTTTCGTCTTCAATCTGCAGTGTGCCGGCATCTTTGCTCACCCCGTTTTCGTGTGCCATGTCATCACACTCGTACCAACTGCCTGATGGGAATGGTTGCATTTCTTCTGGAATATTGTGCTCGCTGGCATATTCACTATCCCACGCATAGTCACTTAGATCAAGCCTACGGTTTTTAAAGTAGTCGTAAATCTCACGACTAACAGTACCCATAACTTTTTCACCACCATAACCCCACAAACTAATTTTATAAGTACGTGGTGTAAATTTAAGTACTTCCATTAACTGTTCTTTTTGTTCAAGAGTTGCCATTTTAATATTTTCCTTCGTGTGTGTGTTTACGATAGTCTGTACTCATTCGTAGCCATTGTTCGCCTTTACCTTCTATGATGTCACAAATACGATCAATAGTTCCATCTGTCCAATCACTGATCTTGCCCATATTAGGATTAGGTTCATACAATAGTTTATCTAACTTTGCTTCCGCATCATCTAATGACCAAGGAACGTAAAGCCTAGTATGATCATTGGCAAAAGTTTCTGGAAAACTTCTATAAGCAGGATAAAGCACATTACAGCCAAGAGTGTCTGCTTCTGAGACTGTGTTAGATACCCAGTCTTGTAGCGCACAATTAAAAAGTATGCGAGTATCATTAAGAAGATTGTAGTATTCATTTTTTTCTAGATCCTCGTAAACAGTTAAAATACCACGTGCCTGTAAATCTCTGGTACGTGCCATATAACTATCATTATTACTCTTTAATTTACTACCTGAAAATACAGCAAACTCGATTGATGGATTCTTTGCTTTAACACGTTCTGCTAGATCCATGTAAAAGTCTGGTTGCTTTTCCTGATCCCAACGTGCCGCAAATCCTACACGTAGTGTGCGTTCTTTAAATGGCTTTAGTTCGCTAGCAACACGACCACGCACTTCTGCTTTGCCAAATGCCAAACCTGAGATATTGTAGATGGGCGACTCCCAGCCTGCGATTTTCATGTGCATTACCATTTCTTCGTTACTTGCTAATACACCATCAACAAATGAATCTACCATTTTTTCATAAAAACCCATCCACTTGCTCATGCCCCATACATGTACGAAATCATCCGGATCGATTGACTGAGCAAGACAGCGGACAAATATACGAGGACGCATATTAGCAGGGATTTGATTAAGAATATACGGCAAACTTTCAATGCCTGGCTGAAACATATCTTCGAAATAGACAACATCTTCATTGGTAACTTCTCCTGCTTTCATTTTAGCAACAAGTGTCATTAACTGACTCATACCAAAGTATGTGCGACCGTGTGCGTCTAATACTTGTCCTGTAACAATGGCTTGATCATTGCTTAATGTCTCGCCTGTTACTAGTTCATAGTTGATACCTCTACGTTGAAAAACTGCTTCGTTCCAGTCTTGTAGTTGTAGAGTATAGCGAGCCTTATATGGCTCAAGACCCATATAATATAATTTACGCATTAGTTGTCCCTGCGATAGTTAGGATTGCGTGGTTTGTTACCTAGATATGGTTTGCGCTCATAACCAGGTTGGTTACGTTGGAAGTAACGATATTCTTGTGACTTATACAAATCAGCAGGATTGTAAGGAAGTAGATTAAACCTACAGTGATCTAACCAAGCATCAAGATCATCAAATACTTTTGTGACCTCTGGTTTCATACGTAGAGTTTTTTGAACGTAGGCTGGAATATTTGCCATCTGATTTTTATCCTTTAGATATTATAATGTAATGATGAAGGGAATTTAATGAAACAGCCGTTCTCGCCGTCTTCACTAACGTCAACCCAGATCTCGCGACCCGGATATCTTGCGACAATGGTTGCGTGAAGATCACGGCTAATCATTTCGCAGGATTTGTGGTCAAGCTCTAATGTGCCATCGTTGTAGCACTTTTCAAGCCAACGCTTAAACTGAATAAATTCAATATCTCGGTCATCGTGGAACACTTCGATATAAACTTTAAAATGGAATATGTGACGATGCGGAGTACCTAAAAAACTCACATCGTATTCATCACCTGTTGCTAGAGCAGGATCTGTGGCCGCCGCTGGGTAACAGTGAATGCCTTCCTTGCGGAAAGTACACCAAATCATATTTTTTTCTTTATCAATCATAATATTTTTGATATCTCATCTTTAGAATAAGCACTCCAGGGAGTAAACTTATTACGGTCTTTTAAATCATGTAGACTATGTGTCCACACACCGGGGTTGGTAGCATTAAAATCTCGATCATCGATTTTAAGCATAGTGTTATAGTTCCATAGTTTAATGTATGGAAGTTTAACGCTAATCTGTGGAATAAAATTATTGTACTCATTTAAACTATCATCGTGTATTGATTCAACACAACTCATAGGAATATCTAAACTACACAAATAATCTCGATCCAAAAAGAATTTAATCATGTTTCCCCAGCGTGTCCATTCTTCATAGTCATCATCTTCAGGATTAAAACTCATGTTGGCACCAAAAAAGATATGTTCAACTGTATTTTGACCATTGGTTAACATTGATACTATATCATTGACATCTTGTATACCTACAACAAACAAGGTATATTTGCCAAATGCAGGTGTGTGTTCAACTTCATTACCATAAAAATAAGTAACGTTTGTGTGTTCACCGGATGTGTAATTTCTTTTCATAATTTAGTATATATTATTCTTTACCATCTGTCAAGAATTGTTCTTCCAAAGCAACTAATTTAGAATCAGTTGGATCTGTTACATCAATTTCATTAGCGCTGGTAACTTCTTCAACTTCAAAATTATTGGCAAATGTATTATCATTTTGACCATTTGACGTATTACGAGCACCAGCAAGACTAATTAAAAATGCTTTGGCAGTTGGATGCTCTAACATTTCCATGGCTTCGTCTAATGTTTTAGTATTGAACAGTTCTTCAACAAAGCGATCAAAATATAAAACGCTACGTGGAATAAATTCACTATACTGATCGCTATTAACATTTTTAGAATCTAATTTTTTCCAGTGTCTCCAATCTGGTTTATGTTTAGCACGTTCAATATCCATTAGTTGATTAGCACGTTGTACAGCAACAATATGTTGATACACATTATGACCCATGTATAATGCGTAACTAAAACTGTCCCAACTAGTTTTGCCTTCTTTGCCAATTTTGTTTAGCATACCAGGAGCATACCAGCAAACATCTCCCATTGTTAATCTGCGACCAAATTCACTTTCGAAAGGGAATGGTATATCCGACCTTGAAAGTGCTTTGTTGTCTGGGGCCTTTTCCATAACAATGCTGAACTTTTTGGAGGTATGACTTGGGTTTGTGTAAGAGAGTCCGTGAGCGGTTGCGACAAACGGTGAGGCGCAGTCAAAAGATATGGTAATTTCTTCATTGATATGTTTCCTTAGTTGTCGTTGAATTGAAGTTAGATAACATGCCCAATCTAATTGGGCTGTACCCAAAAAGTGTATCCAACTCTTTTCTCTGATTAGGCCTTCTTCGCGCATAATCATTAAACGCTTAAGAGTAATATCCATCTTACTCATATTAACACCACCAAAGGCCCAGCCTTCGAATGCTTGATCACCATGTATTTTTGTGTCATTGAATTCTTTAACACCCTCGTACCATTCTTGCGCACTGATCCAGTCACTACCTTGAAGTACGTTTAACCATTTGGTTTTACCCATTCTATTTTTTAGAAAATATTCATTGTTGTATCTTGTTTTTTCTAAACATTCTTCTGGCGTCTTTAGTCCTGTTCTTGGACTATTGATTTTACTACAGGCCCAAGTAGGAACGTCTAACGTCATGGACCAATCGGCAGTTAATTCTAACCAGGCAATAATATCATCGCGTACTTTGTTTGCGGCTTTACCTTCAAAATCTAACCAATCAAACTTAAGAATACCTTTACCAATTTGGTATCCTCCTGAATCGCCAAGAATCATTGTGTTGGAATGATCACGATCATGAATCATAGATTCTTGTACAAGACTTTTTTGTATATCTAACTGTGCGTGACCTGCTGAATACAAGGCATGACTATAATAAAAATAACCTTGTTCTGGATTGAGAAAGTTCATACCTTCTATACCACGATCAAATCCCTTGGGAATACGATCCTTTGGAACAAATTCTTCTTGTCTTTGTTTGGCGATATATGTACTGTAAAAACTACTGATTGCTGGCAAATAAACAGCATAGTCTTTTTGTAATAATGATAGATTAACTGGTGGTCTTTTGGTCATGTTCTTTACTTAATATAATTGTAGTATCTAATTGTATCTTTGCCTTCTTTAAATTATCTAAGGCAATATTAATAGCAGGGTGCTCTTTTGCCAATTTTTCAAGTTCAGCTTCTTCATTCATTTTATTATTGGCCCATGTAATAGCTCGAACGGCGTCAGTATTTAGGCCTACGGTGGCAACACTGGAAGATATTACCATCCAGGAAGATCCGTCGTAGACTTCAAGGCTTTGTGTGTTACCATTCCATCGAGTTATACCAGCACTGGGAGTATTCATGTTAATGTAGGGGGTATAACCACCCCCGCCCGCTACCTGTACAAAAGGCCCGCTACTGATAATGTCTTTTATCATGCTTGTGCTGGAAGGATATACTTGTAAACTGCTAGACCGCTGTCTAACGTAATTTGTAATGCGCCACTGTCGTTGCTAAAACTCATTGTTGTGTTGTTAACATCTGCGGCCTTAAGAATACTCAACACCGGTGCCCATGGCCATGTCCAGCCTTTTGTTAACTTGCCTGTAACGCCTGTGGCAAACGCAAATTCACCACCGTGTGTACTGGCATCGCCAAATGTAAACTTCAATGTGTCACCATCTGTCTTGGCCAAGAATGTTGTATGCTCTGTATTAGCACCTGCTTGGAATTGGAAACGTTGAATAGCGTTTAGTGAAGGAGTAACTTCAACATCCCATTTGGCACCACGGAACTTAACTGTTTTAAGTTTCTCATTAATGATATCTTGACTCATAAAACGATAATCGTTTTTAAAATCACCATCTTTATTTTCAAAGTGTAATCCTACCGGAATATCTTCGCCATTGCGTGATCCGGCAACAACTTCGATTTTTGCGTTGTCTTGATATTCTTTACCATCTAACAGATAGCGTAGTTTTTCAAGTTGTGGCATACCAAAGGTTCCTACCATCTCTGGATAAGGAGTTGTGGTTTCTGCGTACATAATAACACTACGGTCTTCGGCCATACTGTCGATTAATGTTTTGTCTTCTGTGCCTGTTACCTTAACAATGTTTAAGAAGCCTAGTTTATTTGTGTGCGAGACGATGTCTTGAAGAATATCTTTCATAATAATTTCCTTTTGTTTAGTTTATTTAGATTTGTGAGAGAAGTCAATAGCAATTTATTCAAAATCGAACAAACTGCTAAATGTATTTTCCTGAGTGGTTGAATTTAAATCCCATTCCAATACACCAATTAAGTTTTCCAACTTATTGTTAATGATAGTGGCTTCCATTTCTGCGTGATTAAATGGGAGTTCTTGGAACCACTTAGGCAATCGTAATTCATCTGTTGGATAGGCCACACTTGTAAATCCCAGTGGATTATCCTTTAGTTTACATACAATTACTTTCATACCATCAACAATATTCTGCGAGTATTTGTCACCGTTCATACGTTTCAGTGTATTCCAGTTTATACTTGCTCGAACATGACCTGGCATGTTTGCTTTACCTGCTTTGCGTTCTTTTTCTTGATAGTCAGTGATGTTGTTGGCACGTTTGGGAGAACCTTTCTCCCAACCTGGACGGGCTTTAAATTCAGTACGGAATTCACTGATCATATCAAGTACGGTTGTTTCTTCAGCACCGTTTAGTACTTCGATTAAGACCTTTTCTAAGAACTTCTGCATAAATTCTGGAGTATCACTACGTTTCAGATCCAAGCCCATGGCCTTGATCTTGCCTGGCTTACCATCTACGTCTTGCCGCTTGCCTTCTTTGTCATAATACAATACAGCATAACGCTTCTTGGTAATGAACAGGCCCTTGATAGCAACAATCTCACGACCGGCTTTGATAACTTCACCTCTGGTCTTTGGACAATGAAAGGCGTCAGACATAAAAGATGGAAACGTTGCGTTAACAGCTTCTGATAAAGTATCGTACAGTTTTATTACTGTATCTTTATCCCATGGTATTTCTTTGGCATCTATTTCTTTCTTTAGACTTGTATAAGCACTAAAGTATGCTGAGTCGGTATCACCGTAAATAATTGCTTTACCTATATGATTATACTCACCTGTGATAACTTCATTTATTTTCCCTGCCATATGCCGAGCAATGGCTCTTCCGGTAAGTGTAGTTGACTGTCCAATACGATTATCAAAAAAGCGGCACCCACTGTTAAGAATAGCACCATAAAGACTATTAAGATTAATTTTTTTAACGAGTTGTCGTTTGTCCCAGTATTCTTCTTCAATTTTGTTCTCCGCTTTGATAGCATCTTTAAGTTTGGCCTGCATTTCTTTACGTTCAGCATACCAACGTTTTAGTAGTCCAGGAATAACTCCTTCGTATTCGTATGTAAAAATAGTACCATTGGCACTAAGCATCCAGGGTTTATTACTTTCATAAATGAGTTCATATATTTGAGCACCGCTCATTATTTCTGATTGACCATTTTCCCAATCAACAATGATTTCATTGGCACGATCTTTGTTCATAACAAATTCGTACTCGTTAGCGCCAAACTTGCCCTCCCATGCTCCGGCAAATGATGCGCCCTTGGCCATCTTTGTTTCAATTTCTTCTTTGGTATAATCTTGACGTAGTTGTCCAATAATAGTTTCTGGACCCATGTTCAACGCACGAATTACCGATGGATACAAACTGTTCAAGTCCATACTGCCGATCCATTCGTGAATACCTTTTTTAGGATACGCAACATACGCACCAGCGGCCTGTGTGTCACCAACATCGTCCTTGCGTATACGACTTGGAACAATCATTCCTAAATGATGTGCTTCATTAATAATGGCCTGTTCGGTAACAGCAACAGCACCCATTGTTGTTTGTAGCAACACGGTATTTTCATGAGCAATACTGTTGGCAAGATCTAAGAATTTAAGTTTCTTATCTAATTTGTTTAATAGTGCACAGTCTTGCCTGTTATATTCAATAAACTTGCGAAAGTCGTTGTTATAAAGTTGATCAAGTGTGCCTTCGTAGACTGTTTTAGACTCGCCTACCTCCATTTCTCCAATAGCGTCAAGTCTATACGTGTGACGTTCTTCATAAGTGTATTTGCGGTACAACTCGAGGCTGTCCAAATGAACACGACCAACCAAGTCGTAAGTAATAGCCGTTTTTCCATATTTTTCGTACTCCCTTTTCTTTGGTAGTTGATCCCACAAACAGAACCTACGTGTATCCTCTTTGCTCAATACCTTTGTAACTCTATTTACTGTATATGGAATATCAAATCCTTCTGAGTTCCATCCACTTAATACATCTGCGTCTTGTATTAAATCTAAAAATGTTTCTAATAAATCTGCTTCATTATCAAACAATACTGTGTTAGGAAAGTCTTTGACTTGTTCTTCGGCATCGGACATTTTCAATCCCTTGGGAGGAACTGCCAAACACACCAGTGTATCCATCCATTGTAGGTGAACAGCAATCGCAGTAATTGGCATAAACGCATCATCGGGTGACGCATATCCACGTTCTGGATCAAAGTCCACTTCAATATCGAAAAACGCTACGTTTAGTTTAGGAGCATCCTTACCTAGATAGTTTTCTTCTAGACACCGGAATACTGGGTTAATGTCACTTTCGTATAACTTGTGACCACTGTGAATTTTTTGTTCTTTGATAAATTCTTTATGACTCTTAGCAGTGACTTTGCTAAGACTTTCACCAAAGATTGATTTGAATTTACCCTTTTGATCAGGGTAATAAAATTGATAACGGGCTTGATAATCTGTAAAGATTCTACCCTTCTTAGGATCTCGTTCAACAACTTGGACAATGTCCTTATCGCGATCCCATCTGGCATCGACATAACTCATATTTTTCTCCTACCGCTTATGGCCGGCAACCTTCTTTTGTGATCACTTGTGGCTGATCTTGCCTTACTCAGCATTATTTATTAGTGTTTTTATATGATGTAGATTTTT